GTGACCATCGCCGACGACGAGGAGGGGCAGGACCTGACGTTCCTGCTCCACGCGCCCCGCGACATCAAGGTCCTGCTGGAGGAGACCTGGCGTCTCGACCAGATCCGCAAGCTCGGCGAGGCCATGGCAGTCGACAAGATCGCCGAACTGAATTCGCGTGTCGAGGATCTGGAGGGGCAGCTCGCCGCCATCGACGGCTGGTCGGCCCGCATCGTCGGCGGTGAAGTCGAGATCCGCCGTGACGGAGACGACCGCCGCTTGAGCGGCTGGGACCTGCCGCTCGGCGCGGTCCTCGCGTTCATCGCCGACGCGGACGCCGAAGAAGTGATCGGCCCCGACACGCTGTGCCCCTGCGGGAAGACCAACGACGGCACCGGCTCGGGCTACTGCTCTGGCGAGCACTTCGAGAAGTACGACGGGGGCTCCGATGAGCACTGAGCCGACGCGCGCCCTGGCCGCCGCCGACATGCGCCGCCTCGCCGGAACAGCCGACCCCGCGACCCTCCCGCACCACGACAACCGGTGCGGGGCCCGCTGGTCCGGTTACAACACGTCCCACTGCGTGAAGTGCCACAAGACGTTCACCGGGCTCGACTCGTTCGACGCGCACAAGCCCATCACGGGCTGCCTCGACCCCGCCGCTATCGGCATGGTCGTCGCCGAGGGCCGCGCCTACGAAGCGTGGCGCCTGCCCGAGAAGGAGGCCACCGATGAAGCCTGAGGACACGGTTCCCGCGTCGCACGTCGAGAAATCAGGGCCGAACACCGCCGGGACGGGTTCGGATAGGGGTACGGGCGTCACAGAGACGCACGGACGCTCTGAGGCCGACACGCTCCACTCCGCCGCCGCATCCATCCACACCATCGCCGACTACATGCCCGGACGATCCCCCGAGTTCGTTCGCGGCGTCCGCTACGCCGCGACCCTCCTCGGCCACACCGCCGACGACATGGGGCCGGGGATGCGTAGGCCGCGGCTGCTCGACCTCTACTCGTGCGCCGGCGGCGCCGGTTACGGCTACCACCTCGCCGGGTTCGACGTCGTCGGCGTCGACATCAACCCGCAGCCGAACTACCCGTTCCAACACCACGTCGGGGACGCGGTCGAGTTCCTGCTCGAGCACGGCCGCGAGTTCGACGCCGTCCACGCTTCCCCGCCGTGCCAGGCGTTCACCAACGCCCAGCGGATCCAGGGCAACACCCACCCCGACCTCGTCGCCCCCACCAGGGACGCGCTCGAGGCCGTCGGGCGCCCGTGGGTGATCGAGAACGTCCCCGGCTCGCCCCTGCGCTCACCGCAGGTCCTGTGCGGGGCCATGTTCGGCCTCGGCACGTACCGGCACCGCTGGTTCGAGACATCGTGGCCGCTCCTGGCCCCGTTCGAGCCCCCGCACGCCGCGCCGGTCGCAAAGATGGGCCGCCCCCCGAAGGCCGGGGAGTTCATGCACGTCGTCGGGAACTTCTCCGGCGTCGTCCAGGCCCGGCAGGCGATGGGGATCGACTGGATGACCCGCGACGAGCTCCGCGAGTCCATCCCGCCGGCTTACACGCGCCACATCGGCGCCCAGCTCATCAACCACCTGAATGCCCGCACTGACCTGAAGGGAACCTCATGACCACCGAACCCTCGCCGATGGCCGACGCCGAGCTGGCTCTGATCCGGACGGCGGACGCCATGGACCGAGTCACCGAGGCAGGCCGCAGGTCTCCGGCAGTCCAAGACCGAGGACGACTGCTCGCCGAGGTCGACCGTCTCCGCGCCGAGCTGGCCGAGACCCGCCGCGTCGCCGACCACAACAACGCCGCGTTCGTGAAGGCGTTGAACGAGTCGGCCGCCGAGAACACCGCGCTGGCCGCCAAGCTCGCCGCCGTCTTCGACGTGATCACCCCGAAGAACCCGGACTGGAAGCCGCTGTCGGAGCGGCATCCCGAGTTCTTCAAGCCCGACACCCCTGAGGAAGCGGCTCGAAAGAAGGGCTGGAAGCAGGGCGTCGACCTGTTGACGCAGCAGATCCGTGCCGCCCTCGGCGAAACCGGAGGCACCGATGCCAGGTAAGGGAAAGATGTCCATCGAACAGCGCCTGATCAAGGGCAGCGAGGTCGTTGAGACCGGGTGTCGCCGCTGGACGGGTGTGCACCAACACAAGGGATACGGGCAGATCACCACCGGCAACAAGACCCGCATGGTCCACCGGATTGCCTACGAGGTCTGGATCGGCCCGATCCCGGCGGGGCTCGAGATCGACCACGTTCGCGAGAAGGGATGCCTCTATCGCGACTGCATCGAACCATCACACCTTGAGGCCGTTACTCATGCGGAGAACCTCCGGCGCAAGCCACTTGCGACGCATTGTAAGAACGGGCACGAGTACACCCCTGAGAACACGCAGGTAAGGACCCTGCCGGATGGTGGACCGCGTCGAGCATGCAGGACCTGCATCCGAGCGCGGAAGCGCGAGTGGCAGGCGAAGTACCGGAGTCCGAACCGTGGCCGCTAACGAACTCCTGAAGCAGGCGATCCCGCTCGTCCTCTCCGCGAACACGCTGATCCTGACGTGGCTTGTCGGCAACCGGAAGACCACCGGATGGGTCCTCGGCTGTATCGGCCAGATCCTCTGGTTCGTCTTCATCTTCACGTGGCAGGTGTGGGGGCTCCTGCCGCTCGCGGTCGGCCTGTCGATCGTCTACGCCCGCAACCTGCGCCGGTGGTGGCGCGAAGACCGCATGAAGGAGACCACCGATGCCCACTGACACCTGGAAGCCGACCCCGCAGCCTCCGTGCACGGAACCCTGCTGCACCGGGGAGGCGTTCACCGAGAGCGCATGGCCCCAGCCGGTCGTGATCCGTGAGGAGACCGGGCTCCGCGAATGCGGGGTCACCGGCTGCACCCACTGCAAGCCCGTCTACTCCGGCGGCGGCGACCGCCTGTTCTACGGAAGGACCACAGCATGAGCGACATCGTCTCGCTGATCGTCGCGGCCACAGTGCTCGCCGTCAGCATCTCCGCCTACTACCGGGCTCGGTACTGGGCTCGCCGCGCCGAGAAGGCAGCAGAGGAGGCGAACCTCGCGTACCTCCGCGCTCACGATTCCGCGATGGAAGCCGAGGAGAACGCCAACCGGGCCGAGAACGCCTGAACCACTGGCGGCGCGGTATCCCCGCGCCGCCACCCAACACCCACACCATCGATCGTCCACGGGGGACACCATGAACGACACGACCGCCACCTGCCACCGCGACGGCCGACCTGTTGCCGACGGCGCCTACTGCTGCATCGCCTGCGTCGACCAGACGAAGACGAACCTCGAGTACGTGGCCGCGAACGCCGGCGACCTCGAGACCACCCTGACCCGCCAGGACCGCGTCTCCTCGGGCACGGGCGGCCGCGCCTCGGCCGAGACGCCCCTCCCGATCAACCTCCACGCGAGCGACGTCGGGACACGGCTGCGGAATGCCCTGTCGACGTGGACGCGCCTCGTCGCCGAAGAACGCGGCATCACCCTCGCCGAGGCGTTCCCGCCCTGCACCGGCGGTGACGGCTCCTGGTGCACCCACAAGGCATGCCGGGACCCGCAGTACGTCTCCAACAAGGACATGGCGTCATGGCTGGCCGACCGGCTGGGGTGGATCGCCCACCGCGAATGGGGCCCCGAGTGCTTCGACCAGCTCTCCCGCGTCGCCGTCGACCTCGGGCGGGCCATCGACTCCCCGCCGCCCATGATCTCCCTCGGCACCTGCGACGCCGACGGGTGCGACGGGGAACTGCGGGCACACCAGGAGGCGACGTTCGTGAAGTGCCCGAAGTGCCGCGAGTCCTACGACATCGCGAAGCGCAAAGCCTCGCTCCTGTCGAAGGCCGACCACCTCCGCCAAAACGCCGCCAGCATCGCCCGCATCCTCACCGCCGCGACCGGCGAGGAGCTGCGCGTCCAGAGCGTCTACAACTGGGCGGCCCGCAACAAGCTCCACGCCGTCGGCTCCGACGAGAACGGGCGGCCGTTGTACAACCTCGGCATCGCCCGCAGGCTCCACGAGGCGACCATCGCCAAGAGGCTCAAGGAAGCCGTCGCGGCATGATCCGCTGTGCACCATGCACACCATCAAGCGACCCCGGTTGACACATTGCACAGCGGCATGAAAGGATGCTCCGCATAGGGTCAGGAGCCGTAGGCATCTGGCCCATGTTCTTTCCTCGGGGGTTAGCGGGGAGGCCCTGCGCCTCCCCGCACCCAAGGAGACATCATGCAACTCCTGCAAGCACTCCTGTTCCTCGCGTCCGTCGCCCTGCTTGTGATCGCGGCCTTCCCCAACCGGTCCCGCGTCAACCTCGCACTCATCGGCGCCGCCGCCTTCGTCCTGGCCTACTCGCTCCCGCACATCGCCGCAGCGTTCTAGTCCCCTCGCCTGCTCAAGGGATGACCCGAAGGCCGCCAGACGGTAGCCTGACGTGATGGCCAACCTCGACAAGCTCCTCTCAGGAGTGCAGCAGCACCTCAGCCCAGGCGAGCACATCGAACGCGCGATCACCGGCATGTACCTCTCGAAGATCTTCGGGAACAAGGCCGCCCGAAAAGGCGCCCTCATCGCCACCGATCGACGCCTCGTCTTCTACGCCAAGGGGCTCACCGGGTATGAGCTCGACTCCCACCCCTACGCCGAGATCAACAACCTCGAGACCCAACGCACCGTCGGCACTTGGCAGCTCCGGTTCACCACCGCACGCACCACTTACCACCTGAGGTACGCCAAGGGTGAGGTCGATCAGTTCGCGCAATTGGTGCGCGACCGTATCGGTGCCGCAGCACAAGCGCCCCAAGCAGGCTCAGCGGCCGACGAGCTCACGAAGCTGGCAGGGCTCATGCAGCAGGGGCTCATCACGCGCGAGCAGTACGACGCCCAGGCCGCACGACTCCTCGGGCAGTAGCCTCCCCTCCCGAAGGCGGTGCACATGGCCGCCAAGGGAGCCGGGCGCACCACCCGTAGATACAAGCAGCTCTCCCGAGAGCTCGCCTCCAGACGCCTACCGTGCTGGCTGTGTGGGCAACCCATCGACTACACCCTGCCGAGAGAACATCCTGATGCATTCAGTGTGGACCACGCCAAGGCCTTGAGCCTTCGGCCTGATCTCGCCGAGGACCCGGCCAACCTCAGGGCTTCGCACTCGCGATGCAACAAGAGCCGCGGCAATCGAGACCCCAAACCCTCACTCGGGCAACAGTCCCAACCATGGTGACGGGTAGGGGCGGGTCAAAAGTTGGAACCGGACATTGCGGACGGGTCGCCGGGTAGTCGTCCTTCTCCCCCCGGGATTTTCAACCGGGGTCGCGCGCGGGAGGTGCCATGGGCAAGCTCGTCGACGCCACCGAGTCCGCGATCGCCGCGGCAACGCACCTCACTCCCGCCGACGACGGCGCGGTTGAGGCGCTGCGGATGCTCGCCCGCAAGATCGACGCCTGGGACACGATCGTGGCCTGGGCGCTTGAAGACGTCGAGGACACCGACGGGAAGCGCCCGGCGGTCCCGGCCAACGACAACGTGTCGATCCCCTCGTACCTGAAGTACGCCGAATCGCTGGGCCTCACTCCGGCTGGCCGAATCAAGCTGCCGAAGGGCGAAGAGGAAAAGCCCGCCGGCAAGCTCGGGAAGCTCCGTGCGCTCCCCCGCCCGGCCTAAGCGGTACGGGTCGCCGACACCGCGGGTCTACACCCCGTCGCTGCGTCCTCTCGAACCGCGCACGCCTGAGACTGAGCAGCGCACGCTCGGATACTCCGTGATCGACTTCGCCACAGACGTACTCGAGCTGAAGCTGCTGCCGTGGCAAGAGTGGCTGCTCATCAGAATGCTTGAGCTGCTGCCCGACAACTCGCTTCGGTTCCGCACGGTCGTGGTCCTCGTCGCCAGGCAGAACGGCAAGTCGACGCTGAGCCAGGTGCTCGCGTTGTGGGCGATGTACGTCTACGGCTGGCCGTTGGTGCTCGGGACCGCGCAAGACCTCGACACGGCCGAGGAAGTCTGGCAAGGCGCCGTCGATCTGGTGCAAGAGACCGATGAACAGGACCAGCCGGTTCGCGCCGAGCTGCATGAACTGCTCGACCGCGTCGTCATGGTCAACGGCAAGAAGTCCCTGAACCTCAAGACCGGCGAGCGGTACAAGGTCAAGGCGGCGAACAGGCGCGCTGGCCGTGGCCTCTCCGGTGACCTGATCCTCCTCGACGAGCTCCGCGAACACCAGTCCTGGGACGCGTGGGGCGCGATCACCAAGACCACCATGGCCCGGGCGATGGCCCTCATCCTCGCCCTGTCCAACGCCGGCGACGCCACCTCGATCGTCTTGTCCTACTTGCGGAAGATGGCCCACGCGGCGATCGGCGATCCTGATGGGATCAACGCCGAGGACCACCCCGGCGGCGTCGCCGAGGAAGAGGAACCCGACGAAGACATCGACGATGTCGACGAGGACACGCTGGGCCTGTTCGAGTGGTCGGCGCCCGCTGGCTGTCCGGTCACCGACCGGGACGGGTGGGCGGCGGCGAACCCCTCCATGGGGCACACCATCACCGAGCGGACCATCGCCGCGGCCTGCAAGACCGACCCCGAGTGGGTGTTCCGCACCGAAGTCCTGTGCCAGTGGGCCGCAGGCTCCCTCGAGGGCCTGTATCCGCCCGGGTCGTGGGACGCCTGCCTCGACACCGAATCCAAGATCGGCCAGGACTCGCCGATCGGGTTGTGCGTGGACGTCTCCTGGGACCGCTCGACCGGACACATCGGCCTGGCCGGGACCCGTGAAGACGGGCTGCTCCACGTCGAAGTGATCGCCTCCCGCTCCGGAACGGACTGGATCGTCCCGTGGCTGACCGCCGCTGAACGGTCCGACGCCGTCAAGGGCGCGCGGGTCGCGGTCCAAGCCTCCGGCGCCCCGGCGTCGAGCCTCATCGACGCCATGCTCGACGCCGGTATCGACGTCGTCGAATGGCGCGGCGGCGACCTCGGCGGCGCCACCGGCACCATGTACGACCACGTTCGACAAAACACCGTCCGCCACCGCGTCCAGCCGATCCTCGATGTCGCGGTCGCCACGGCCGCCGCGAAACCGCTCGGCGACTCGTGGGTGGTCGACCGCCGCAAGTCGGCCGCGGACGCGGCCCCGCTCATCGCCGTGATCGGCGCGGCATGGCTGATCGGCCCCAAAGCCCCTGAGCCCGCGAAGAACCCGCAGATCCATGACTGGCCGGACGACCTCATGTCCGACGAGGAGGTGTATGCGTGAGCCTCCTGTCGCGGTTTCGCAAGCGCAGTGAGCAGCGGGCGGTGACGTCCCTGTCGTCGATCCCCCCGAACAGCGAGCAGTACTCCGGCCTCGCGGGCATCCCCGTCAACGACCGCACCGCGATGCAGCATGCGACGGTGTTCGCCTGCGTCCGGCTCATCGCCGACTCGATCGCAATGCTCCCCGTCGACGCCTACCGCAAGTCCGGCGACCTCCGCCTGGAGGTCTCGCCGACACCGACCATCGTCGCCAACCCCTACGCCGGGCTCACCCAGTTCGAGTGGATGCACCAGATGGTGACCTCGCTGGTGATGCGCGGCAACGCCTTCGGGCTCGTCACCGCCCGGGACCGCCTCGAATACCCGACGCAGATCATGCCGGTCAGCCCCGACGACGTCCAGATCACCCTCGCCGACAACGGCCTCCCGCGCATCCCCGTCTACCACATCGGTGGGACCATCGTCCCCCGCGAGGACGTCTTCCACATCCGCCGATTCACCCTGCCCGGCCAGATCGAAGGCTTGTCCCCGATCCAGCAGGCCGCCCTCGGCATCGGGCTCTCCCTCGCCGCCGAACGGTACGGCGCCCGGTTCTTCGGCGATTCTGCGAACCCCTCCAGCGTGCTGGAGACCGAACAGGACCTCACCGACGACCAGGTCCGCCGCACCCAGAAGCAGTGGATCTCCTCCCACGGCGGGAAGCGGCACCCTGCGGTCCTCTCCGGAGGGTTCAAGTGGCGGCCGATCGCGATCATGCCCGAGGAGTCCCAGTTCCTGGAGACACGCGGCTATCAGCGCGGCGAGATCGCGATGCTCTTCGGCGTCCCGCCGCACATGATCGGCGACACCACGAAATCCACCTCGTGGGGTTCGGGGATCGAGCAGCAGTCCATCGGCTACGTGACCTACACGCTCGGCGGGTGGCTCTCCTGCATCGAGGCCGCCTACAACCAGATCACGCCCCGCGGCCAGTTCGTCAAGTTCAACGTCGACGGCCTCTTGAGGGGCGACCAGAAGTCCCGGTACGACGCGTACACGCAGGCGCGCAACGCTGGGTGGATGAACGTCGACGAGATCCGCGCGCTCGAGGACATGGCCCCGATCCCCGACGGGTCCGGCCAGACCTACATGCAGCCGCTCAACATGGGCCCGCTCGGCACCGACCCGACGGTATCCAAGCCTGCGCCTGAACCCGATCCTGAAGGGGACGAGGACCAATGACCGATTCTCGCGCCGCCCGCCTCGCGGGCGTCACCGAGCGCCGCCACTTGCCCGCGCGCGAGTTCGAGCTGCGCGCCGAGGGCGAGTCCACCCTCAAGCTCACCGGGTACGCCTCGGTGTTCGATGCGCCCTACGACGTGTGGGGCGGCCCCGCTGCGGGCGGGTTCTCGGAGACCATCGACCGCAAAGCGTTTGACGTGACGCTCCGCGGCAAGCCCGATGTGCACCTGCTCATCAACCACGAGGGCATGCCGCTTGCCCGGACGAAGTCGGGCACGCTCAAGCTCTCGACCGACCGGACCGGCCTGTATGTGGAGGCCGACCTCGACCGCCGCGATCCCGATGTGCAGCGGCTTCAGTCGAAGATGGAGCGCGGCGACATGGACGAGATGTCCTTCGCCTTCCGCGCCATCCGCCAGGAGTGGAACGACGACGAGACCGACCGCCGCCTGACCGAAGTGTCGATCGACCGCGGCGATGTCTCCGTCGTCAACTACGGCGCCAACCCTGCCACCTCGACCTCCCTGCGGTCGCTCCTGGGCGTCCTCGCCGATGACGCCGTCCTGGCCGAGGCCCGCTCGATCGACCGCAGCGACCTCGCCGCCGCCCAGCAGCGCCTCGCGAAGCTTCTCCGAGAGACCCAGCCTGAGGCCAAGCGCGGCATGAGCCTCGCCGAGGCCCGCGCCCTCTTGGGCTCCTAGACCACCGCGCCTCGAGCGCGGCCCGCCGCTTCCGCGGCATCACCACCGGCTCGCGCCGGTCGCACCTCATCGCCTCGCCGCAGCACCACGCGCCGCTGCACCAGGACATGACGCCGCGATCACCCGGACCGGACACCGAATCCGATCAACGCCCGCCATGGGCAGAGAGGACGTGTCCGTCATGGATGAACGTCTCACGCGGCTCATCAAGCGCCGCGAAACCGCCGCAGGCGAGCGGGAGACCCTGCTCGCCAAGCGCCAGGCCATCGTCGACCTCGCCGAGGAGGAGGCCCGCGAAGATCTCCTGCCCGAAGAGGACGAGGAGTTCCGCACCCTCACCAAGGACCTCAAGACCAAGGACGGGGAGATCCGCTCCTACGACGAGCGCATCACCGAGCTCTCTGAGGAGGCCGAACGGGAGCAGCAGCTCACCGCTGGCGCCGCCGCGGTCCGCAAAGCGCAGGCTCGCGCGCAGGTCACCGAAGGCCGCACCTACGACGACGGCAACGGCCAGTCGTACTTCCGCGACCTCGCCCGCACCCAGCTCAACCTCGACGGCGACGGCGCCTCCCGCGAACGCCTGCAGCGCCACGCCCAGGACGTCGCGACGGCCCCTGAATACCGGGACCTGAACCGGACCGACGGCAACGGCGGGTACTTCGTGCCCCCCGCGTGGCTCATGTCCCAGTGGATCGACCTGGCCCGCGCCGGCCGGGCGACCGCGAACCTGGCGAACTCGCAGCCGCTGCCCCCGGGCACCGACTCGATCTCCATCCCGAAGATGGCGACTGGCACGTCGACGGCGATCCAGACCGCCGACAACGCCGCCGTCTCCGAGACCGACCTGACCGACACCTCGGTGACCGCCCCGGTGCGCACCGTCGCAGGTCAGCAGGACGTCGCGGTCCAGCTGCTCGACCAGTCGCCGGTGAACTTCGACCAGGTGGTCTTCCGTGACCTCATGGCCGACTTCGCCACGAAGGTCGACCTGCAGGTGATCGCGGGCTCGGGCTCCTCTGGCCAGGTCACCGGCATCCGGTCGACCTCCGGCATCGAGACTGTCACCGCTGGCACCGCGACGGTCAAGTCCGTCTACGCGAAGATCGCCGATGCGGTCCAGCGGGTGCACACGCTGCGGTTCATGCCGCCGACGGTCATCGTCATGCACCCGCGCCGGTGGGCGTGGTTCCTGGCCGCGACCGACACCACGGACCGTCCGCTGGTGGTGCCGCAGGCGGGGAACCCGCAGAACGCGATCGCCACGCTCGGCGCGGTTGCCGCCGAGCAGGTCGTCGGGCAGATGCACGGCCTTCCGGTCGTCACCGACCCGAACCTGCCCACCACGCTCGGCACGGGCACCAACGAGGACGTCATCCTCGTGATGCGTGCCTCGGACCTGCTGCTGTGGGAGTCCGGTATCCGTTCGCGGGTCCTGCCCGACGTCGGCTCCGGCACCCTCACCACCCGACTCCAGGTGTACGGCTACCTCGCGTTCAGCGCGGCCCGTTACCCCAAGTCGGTCGTCGAGATCGGCGGGGCCGGCCTCGTCGCGCCGACGTTCTAGGGGCAACGCGTGCGGGTCGTCGGGTTGTTGTCGTGGTACGAGGAGCCGGCCTCATGGCTGGCCGAGACCGTTGCCTCCGCGGCGCGGCTCTGCGATCACGTCATCGCCGTCGACGGCCCGTACGCCACCTTCCCGGGGGCGCTGCGCAAGCCCGCCTCCGGGTCCGAGCAGGCGGACGTCATCGCTCACGCCGCCGCGGGAGCGGGCATCGGGTGCACGATCCACACTCCCCGCTCGCCTTGGTGGGACGGAGAGGTCGGGAAGCGGGACTGGATGTTCCGCGCCGCCGAGCTCGTTACGACCGAAGCCGACTGGCTGCTGGTGATCGACGCCGACGAAGTGCTGACCGCGGCCCCTTCGGACGCGCGGGAACAACTCGCGGCCACCGAACATGACGTGGCCGAGCTGCGGCTGTGGGACCGCGATGGCAGCGAGATCCCCGACCGGCGGCTCCTGCGCGCCGTCAGGGGCCTACGCGTCGAGGGCGCCCACTACGTCTGGACCGCGCCAGGCGGCAAAGTCCTGCGCGGCAACCAAACCCTCCAAGACCTTGCGCCAGCCGAACCGCTGTGGGACGTGCGCATGGAGCACCGGACCCGGCATCGCGACACCAGCCGCCAAGAAGCCAAGCGGGACTACTACGCACAGGTTCACGAGATCGAACAGGTGAGGACATGACCAGAGACATCGAAGGCGACTACCGACGCGCCTACATCGACGAGTATGAGGCCCACAAGCGGGCCGGGAACGACGCCGCCGCCGCGGACGTCGCCTCCATTCTGCGCGAGCACTACGGCCACGAGGTCGAGTCGAAGCCGCGGGCCGCCAAGAAGACCGCCGCGCGGGAACGCGCCGACGCCAAGGCTCCCGAGAACACCGCCGAACCCAAGCCGCAGCGCAAGGACTGACCGTGCCGCGCGTCGACACGCGGTTCCCGCTGCTGCGCGAGCGGCACCGCGAGGCCAACCTTGAGGCGCTGGGCGCGATCTTCGCCGACATGGCCGAGGACGTGCAAGCTCGATTCGATACCGGTGCGGCAGTCCTGTTGGCCCGCCGCTGGGACGCGGCGCTGCAGGCAGTGCTCTTGGACCGCAACACCAACACCGCCGCCGAGATCGCGCTTCGCGTCGCCAACGCCCTGGGAGCCGACTACGACCCGGCAGTCATGGACGCCTGGCTGGCCGAGAACGCCCGCATCGGCTCCGAGAACATCAACGCCTCCACCCGATCGAAGCTCGACGCCGCGAAAAGCGCCGACGACGCCGCCGAGGCGGTGTCGACCGTCCTCGACGCGCTCCGGACCTCCGATGCGGCGATGTACGCCGTCTCGATGGTCACCTCGATCGCGGGGTTCGCGGCCCGGGATGCCGCCGAGAAATCCGGGGCCGCCGCCAAGATCTGGCGCACCAACTCCACCAATCCTCGGTCACTGCACAAGCGAATGAACGGTCAGAGCGTCCCAGTCGGGGAGAAGTTCTCCAATGGCATGGACTGGCCCGGTGACTTCGAGGGCGGCGCCGACGAGGTCGCGGGCTGCAAATGCAGCCTCACGATCCTGAGCTGAAGGGACGCGCATGGCCAACACCTTGGTTTCTCCCGCCGACCTGGCCGACTTTCCGGGTGCCCCGTTCGCGCAGTCGGTCGTTGACGCCGCGGTCGCGGCCGTGCGGCTCGCCGCCGGATGGCATATCGCCCCAGTCGTCACCGAGACTGTCGTGCTCGACGCGGAGGGCGGCCCGGTCCTGCACCTGCCCACCCTCAAACTCGTCAGCGTTACCGAGGTCCGCGATCTCACCGGTGACACCCCGGTGGCACTGGCCGACTGGCGCAAGTCCCGGGCGGGCATGCTCTCGCGCTCCTGGTGGCCGTGCGGGTTCGAGTCAGTCGAAGTCGTCGGCATGCAGCATGGGCATACCGAAACACCACCCGAGCTGCTGCAGGTCGTCGCCGAATGGTGCCAAATGTCGGGGGTCAACTCGGCAGTCCGCTCCGAGGCGGCCGGGGGCGAATCGATCGCCTACACCGCAGCGGGGGCCATCACCCCCGAATCCCGCGCCATCCTCGCCCGTTACACGGTTCCGACGAGATTCTGACAAGGAAATCCAATGGCACGCACCGCTTTGACACCGCAGAACGTCACCAGCTCCGGCCTCAACCCGACCATGGCCGCCGCCAACGTCGACGGGCATTCGATCCCGTTGCGCAGCGGCCTGGCGCTAGTGGTCAGCAACGGGGGCGCCTCCCCGATCACGGTCACCATCCCCACACCGGTCACTGTCGACGGCCTCGCCGTCGCCGATCGGGCGATCACCGTCGCCAACGGCAACGTGCGACACCTGATCGCGATCGGCACCGAACCGGCCTACCGTCAGTCCACCGGGGTCGCACACATCGACTTCTCGGACGTCACCACGGTCACGGTCGCGCTCGTCGAAGTGCCATAGATGATCTCGTTCAAGAACCAGACGGTCACCGTGATCCGCCCGGCCTACATCGCCGAGCGCGGCAACCAGGTCCCGGACTGGACGGGCGCGACGGAGCATGCCGTGTCCGGCTGTCGGGTGCAGCCCGCTCCTGGGGCTGAAGAGCAGTCGACCACCCGGGACGCGATCGTCGCCAGGTGGGTGCTGTTCGCCCCGGCCGGGGCCGACATCGAATCGCGCGACCGCATCCGCCACAGCGGCGTCGTCTACGACATCGACGGCGACCTGCGGCCGTGGTCCTCGCCCACGGGCGCGCTCGCGCACCTCGAGGCCGACCTTCGGCGAGTCGATGGATAGCGATCTCCCGATCCGCATTCAGCGTCGGGAACATCAACAGCTCCGTCGTCGGCTCGATCACCCGCTCCCCGGACATGCGACGTGCGCTCGCGGACTTCTTCCGCGCGTTCGCCGACGAGATCGATGGAGGCACCGATGAGAGCACAGATCGAGCTGAACAGCCAGGGCGTCAGGGACCTCCTGAGGTCCCCTGAGATCCGAGGCGACCTCGAGCGGCGCGCGGGCGCGATCGCCCGCACCGCCGGGCCCGGGTTCGTCGCCGACTCCACGGTAGGCCCCAACCGCGCCCGCGCCTCAGTCGGCACCACCGACATCGAGTCGATGCGCGCCGAAGCCGAAGACCGCACCCTCACCCGAGCCATCGACGCGGGGCGCTCGTGATGACCGAAGTCATCGCCTTCCCCGACGTCGAGGACCTGCTCGTCACCTACCTGGGCAGCGAACTGCCCGCCCGCGGCGACGCGGCAACCGCACACGTCACCGTCCCCGACCCCAGGCCGGGCCGGTTCGTGCTCGTGCCCCGCGTCGGCGGAGTGAAACGCAACCTCGTCGTCGACTCACCCACCATCGGCATCGAATGCTGGGCCGCCACACCCGGCCAGGCATACGACCTGTGCCGACTCACCCGCGCCCTCGTCCACGCCCTCCCCGGGCAGACGATCGGCGGCGTCGCCTTCTACAACGTCGAGGAGTTCGCCGGACCGGCGAACCTTCCCGATGGGGGACTGTCGGGCCAAGCCCGATACATCCTCACCGTCGCGGTCTCCTACCGCGGCACCGCTATCTGACCACCGTCCCGCGCCGGTGACCCATCCATCTATCGAAAGGACGGTGCCGCATGGCCCTGAACAGCTCTAACGTGGACGTCGCTACAACCGGTACCGTCTCGTACGCCCCGGTCGGCTCGACTGCGCCCACCAACGCCACCAGCGCACTCGACGCCGCATTCCGCGACGTCGGGTACATCTCCGCCGACGGTGTCGCCGAAGCGCGCGACCGCTCCACCTCCAACATCGTCGCCTGGCAGAACGCCGACGTCGTCCGCACCGTCGTCACCGAGGCGTCGATCTCGGTGACGTTCACGATGATCGAGACCAACGCCGTCAGCCTCGAACTGTTCTACGGCAAGCCGCTCAACACCACCGACGGCTCCGTCGAGATCGTCCCCGGCGACACCGGCGGCCGCAAGGCCATCGCCGTCGACTACATCGACGGCACCAAGTACGTGCGCCTCTACCTGCCCCAGGCCGAAGTCATCGAGGTCGGCGAAGTGCCGATCACCAGCTCCGGCGACGCCGTCGGCTACGAGGTCACGGTCATGGGCTACCCCGACCCGACGCTCGGCTACTCCGGCAAGAAGTTCCACTCGGCGCTGATCGTTCCCTAGACCCGCGGCGCCGGGCCCCTGCGCGGGTGGGCCGGCGCCGCGGCCCTTACACCCGCGCGACCTCGAGAGGACCACCCGCGCATGAGCAACAACCGCAACAGGAACCGGCACCGGCCACAGCAAGGCCAGGCCGCGAGAGACCTCGCTTCCGGCAGCGACTACGTCTTCCATCACAAGGGGAAGCGGTACACGCTCCCGCCCGCCAGCGGGGCACCCAAGGCGATGACGGCGGGCGTGTTCATCGACGCGGTCATGGACACCACCGGCGAAGGCGAGACCCGCCTGGGCATCGCGATGCTGCAAGCGGTCAACCCCGCGCCTGAGGCGTGGGAAGCGCTCCGGTCGATGACGATCGAACAGTTCGGGCAGATCGTCGGCGACTGGATGAAGCGGACCGGGGCGAACCCGGGGGAATCCGAACGCTCCTCGAACTCATAGAGGAGCACCCTGAGGCGTTCGCCTACGACTGGCGGGCGAGGTTCGGCCTGCCGGTCGCTTCGATCCTCGACGGTCGCATGGGCATCCACGAAGCGTGGCTGCTGGTTAACGCCTTGATGGTCGACCCGACGTCGCACCTGGCCGCGGCCATCGCGGGCTGGAAGTACCCGATGTCGCGAGAAGCGCTCATCGCCGCCGACCAATTCGACCTGACCGTTGCGGTGAACACCGACAAGAAGCGGCGCGGCAAGTCCAAGCACTACCCGCGGCCGTTCGAACGCCACGCCGGCGGCCGCCGTTCGAAGGCCCCAGAGGCCGACCAGGCCACCATCCGCGCCGCCCTCGCCGCTCGAGGGCATTAAAGGGGGTTCCTCGTGGCTACAGAGATCGCAACCGCCTATATCGCGCTCGTCCCTTCGTTCAAGGGCGGCGCCGCGGCGATCGCCTCCGAAATGGGCGGACCGGCCGAGACCGCCGGCAAGGACGCCGGGGGCAGGTTCGGCGGCGCTTTCAGTGGCGCCGTCAAGGGCCTGGTCGCCGCCGGGGCGCTGTTCGGCGGCGCCGCACTCCTGTCCAGCGCGTTCCAGCAGGCCCTGACGCAGGCCGACCTGCCCGGAGCCTTGAAGAATCAGTTCGCGCTCTCCGAAGGTGCCGCCGCCGAAGCGGCCAAGGCTGCCGGTGACGTCTATGCCGCAGGCTGGGGCACCTCCCTCGAAAGCGTGGGCAACTCGGCCGCGACTGTCACCCAGGAGCTTCAGAAACTCGGCCAGTCCGGTGATGTCACCGCCCTCACCACGCAGGCCGAAGCCCTCGCGGGCGCCTTCGGGCAGGACGTCAATCAGACCATCCTGGCCGCCTCGCAGCTGGTGAAGACCGGCCTCGCGCCCGACTTCGAGTCCGCGTTCGACACCATAACCGCCGGATTCCAGTCCGGCGCCAACGCCTCCGGCGACCTCCTCGACACCGTCACCGAGTACTCCACGAAGTTCCGCGACCTCGGCATCGAAGGCCCGGCCGCGATGGGGCTGATCAACCAGGGCCTCGAAGCGGGCGCCAGAAACGGCGACCTGGTCGCCGACGCCTTCAAAGAATTCTCGATCCGCGCCATCGACGGATCGAAGCTCACTGCCGAAGGCTTCGAAGCGATCGGGCTCTCCGCAGGAGACATGGCCGCCACGATCGCCGCCGGCGGCCCCGAAGCCACCGCCGCCCTTGATACGGTCCTGGACAGCCTCCGCTCCATGGAGGACCCGGTCGCCCGCGACGCCGCCGCCGTCGCACTGTTCGGCACCCAGGCCGAAGACCTCGGCGACGCGCTCTTCGCCCTCGACCCCTCCGAGGCGGTAAACGCACTGGGCGACGTCACCACCGCCGCCGAGCTGACCGACGCCGCCGGCTCGACCACCAGCGCAAAGATGACCGAGCTCGGCCGCAGCTTCAAGACCGGCCTGGCCGACGCCCTCGTCCCTCTCATCCCACTCCTGCAGGGCGCCATGAACGTCCTGATCCCCCTCGCGCCAATCCTCGGCCCGATCGCGCTCGCCATCGCCGCCGTGACCATCGCCCAGTGGGCGTGGAACGTCGCCGTGTCGGCGAACCCGATCGGTCTCATCATCATCGGCATCGTCGCCTTGATCGCGATCGTGGTCGCCCTCGTAAAGAACTGGGACACCGTTGTCGCCGCCCTCGGCGTCGCCTGGGAGTGGATCAAATCCACCGCCGCAACGGTCTGGAACGCCATCCTGGACTTCTTCATCCAGTGGTGGCCGCTACTCTTCGCCGTCGCCACCGGTGGTCTCTCGCTCATCGTCGGCTTCATCATCAACAACTGGGACCAGATCAAGCAGGTCACCTCGAACATCTGGAACGCCATCAAGGCCTTCTTCGCCGGCATCTGGATCGCGATAGTCAACCACGTCAAGACGCAGGTCAACGCCTTCCTCGCGGTCATGAACTGGTTTGCCCAGCTCCCGGGGAAAGTCAAGGCCTGGTTCGAGTCAGTCAAGAACGGCGCGGTCGACAAGCTCACGGCGATGGTCAACTGGGTCAAAGGCCTGCCCGGCCGCATCGTGAGCGCCATTGGCAACGTCGCCTCGCTCCTCCTCAGCAAGGGCAAGGACGTAATTACGGGCCTGCTCAACGGCATGAAGAACGCCGCCGGGGCCATCAAGGACTGGCTGTGGGGCCTCCTAGAGGATCTCGGCGGATCCGTAAAGGACTTCTTCGGCATCGCCTCTCCGTCCAAGCTCATGCACGGGTATGGCGAAAACATCGGTGAGGGCCTGGCCCGCGGCATTCGCGCCTCGATCTCGAAGGTCACCATCGCCTCCGATTCGCTCGCCCTCGCGGCCGAGCCGGGGGACTTCAGTGGCGACCTCACCGGCCCGCAGATGCGCCTGGCTGACGCCGACCGCGAACTCCTCGGCAACGCCGGGGTGCACATCGACACCGCCGAGTTCCGGGCGGCCGACAACCGATTCTCACTCGGCGACTTGCGGCAGCAGTTCGCCATGCAGGTGGGGTGACATGACACTGCTCGAAGGCCAGGTGCGAGTCGGGGATCTGGTCATGGGCCCTGGCACGTCCTACATTGTCTCCAGCTTCAACCCGTACAACCGGTCGGTGCGCGCCAGCCAGTCCGGTGACGCCCCCTGGAGCGACGGCGGCTGGTCGGGCGCCGAGTGGCGCGAAGTCGCCGTCGTCAACATGGGCATCCACATCGACGGCTCCTCGAACACGGAATGGCAAGCGCTGCATTGGGCGCTGGATGCAGCGTTCGCGCCTGTGCGCACCGGAAGCGACGTCGAACTGCGGTGGGTGAACGCGGGCACCGAGTACCTCATGTACGGACGCCCGCGAATGCTCCAGCCCTTGATCCGCAACTTGCGCTCAGGGCAGGTCACCTCGTCGGCGAGCTTCGTCTGCCCGGACCCGTCGATCTACTCCGCCGAGGAGTACACGGCCGAAGTGGGGCTGCTGCACCGCATCGGGGGCCTGTCGACCCCGTTCGGGACACCGACGAGCATCCACTCGGTCACCGCCGACGGCGAGGCCACCCTCACCAACACCGGGACCGGCGCGGCCCGGCTGCTGCTGCGCATCACCGGGCCCGTAGCGAACCCCAGGATCTCGCTGATCACCGACACGACCGTGCAAGTGCTGTACCTGGACACCGTTCTCGGGCCCGAGGACGTCCTCGACATCGACACGAAGGACAAGCTGGTCGTCCTCAATGGCTCAACCTCGCGCCTGGCGGACGCCTGGGGCGACTGGCCACTGCTGTCCGGCCAGGCCCTCATCCGGTTCGAGGCCGACGTGTACGAGCCCGACGCCCGCCTCACCATCCGCTACCGATCGACCTGGTAGGAGCTCAAATTGTCTACTCCCTTGTGGGTGACCACCACCCGCGGTGACTCGGTCGGCACGGCGACGATCGAAGCCGACGACGACACGTTCACGCTCGCCGCGCACGGCCTCGTCAACGGCCAGCAGGTCACCGTCGCCTCCCTCACCGGGGGAGCCTCGGCGGTGCTCGTGGCCGACGCGCCGTACTTCGTCGCCAACGCCGCAGCGAACACGTTCCAGCTGCGTCCCAGTGCGGGCGCGCCGGTCATGGCGTTCACGCTCGACGGCGGATGCGCGGTGTACGAGACCGCCGGACTGTTCGATGCGCAGACGCTCCGGCGAGGCATGGCCGGGCTGTTGGGTCGGGGCGACGGCACTGGCGCGTTCACCGCCCGCGGCGGCATCCTCCCCACTGGCATCGAGAACACGCACGTCACCGTGTCGGGCATGACCTGGAGCACGGTCGATATCGTCGCCGCGGTCCAGCACGCCACCGGCGGCGTCTACATCGTCCCCCATCCCGCCGAGAGCGGCGCGATCACCGGCGCCGACCCCTCCCAGCCGCGCGTCGACGCCCTCGACCTCCAAGTGCAGGACCACGCCGTCGACGCCTCCGGGTTCGCGCGGGGCCGCCTCGTCTACACCGCCGGCACGCCCGCAGCGGTCCCCGTTGCCCCAGGGGCGGTCGCCAATGCGGAACGGCTCGCGACGTTCTCCGTGCCCGCCGCATCCACCACCCCCACCATCGCGACCACGCCACGCTTCACCACGGCGCGCGGCGGCATCGTCCCGGCCATCGACGCCTCGAACTATCCCGGCTCCGGCGGCCGATACAAGGGCCTGGCGGTGTGGGACATCAGCCTGTCGGCGCTGGTCATGAACATGAACGGCACCGGGACCTGGCAGACCATCGCCTCCGCCAACGGCTACCAGTACTGGCAGACGATCGCGTTCGATGCGAACGGGACCTTCACGAAAGCCTCCTACCCCGGGTTGCGTGCAGTGCGCATCCGCTGCCAGGGCGGCGGCGGGGCCGGGGGCGGCGCGGCCATCACCGGCGCAGGCTCGTGCAGCGGCGGCGGCGGTGGCCAAGGCGGGAACTACGCCGAGAAATGGGTCCTCGCCTCCGCGTTGGCCGCATCGGAGACCGTCACGCGCGGCACCGGCGGCACCGGCGTGGCGGGCGCGGCCGGGAACAACGGCGGGTCCTCCTCGGTCGGGTCCCTATGCGTCGCCGGCGGCGGCGTCGGCGGCGCCACCTCCGGGTCCACCACAGCCTGGTCGGGCCCGATCTCCAATACGCCGTCCACGACCGCGACCGGCGACATGATCCGCCTCGGCGACGCCGGCGGTTTCGGGGTCATGCACGGCAGCTCTGACTTCATCATGTCCGGCGCCGGGGGTGGATCCATGTGGGGCATCGGCGCCCGCCCGGTCAACCCCGGCGCGGGCGCGAACGGCTTCGACGGCTCCGGGTACGGCGGCGGCGGCGGCGGCGCGGGCAACTCCAACTCGCAAGCGGCGACCGTGACCGGCGGCGCCGGGACCGCGGGCCGCGTCCTCATCGACCTCTACCTGTAGGAGACACCGTGGCGAACGAACACGGCCCGAACATGGACTCGGGCGCGAACGCGGACACCGAATGGCTCAAGGGCGGCGGGCCGATCAAGCTCGAGCCGGGCACGGTCTC